AAGACCAAAAATCATTAAAATATTTTGAATCACCAAAATGACAATAAATGATTTTATAAAACAATGTAAAAAGTTATTTGGTGATGACATTGCTTACAAGGCAACATCTAAAGATGGTGTAGTATTTAAAAATAAATGGAAGGATAGTTATGATACGATGGAGTCTAAATCAACAGAACCTAAACAATTTATTAGAGAAAATAAAAGCACTTGATTTTACTAAACGATGGAGAGTAAATATTGTGGAAGAGAAAACAATTAGGTCTTTAGAGCAGAACGAAAGATTATGGGCATTGTATGGTTCGGTAGCTAATCATCTTGGTGAAGACCCTACTACAATACATGAGCTTATGGGTTATAAGTTTTTAAGAGAACAACGTGAAATATGTGGTAATCCTGTAGAGCTTATTAAGTCAACAACAAAGTTAGATAGTAAACAGATGGCGGAGTATCAAGAAAACATTGAACGTTGGGCTAGTCAGTTAGGTTGGAGTTTTGAGTAATTACAGAAACAAAAAACTACTTGAATTAGTTCGTGAGTTCCCTTGTGCTATGTGTGGTAAAGAAGACGGAACGGTTTGTGCTTCTCACTCTAATCAACAAAGAGATGGCAAAGGAACAGGAATTAAGGCAAATGATTATCGTATCGCTAGTCTTTGTTATACTTGCCATGATATGATAGACAACAACAAAGAGTTAGACAGAGCAGAAAAAGTAGAGGCATGGGAACAAGCTCATCGTAAAACTATAGGTTTGTTATTTGATAGAGGGGTAATTAAAATTGGGTAAAGGTTCGATAAGAAGACCATTGTTAATTTCTGAAACAGAAGTAGAAGACAATTGGAATAAAATATTTAAAAAAGATTATGAATACGAATTAAACAAATCTACAGGTGAAGTAGAAAAACGTTTTCTAGATGGCATATCTAAACCTAACGAAAGTCAATTTGATGGCGACAAGCCCAACGCAGTTAAGCCTTAAGAAGTTAAGAGCAGAAGGATACCTTGTATCCATCACAGAGAAATTTAATCACTTTTGTAAAATAAGGCAGGATATGTGGGGTTGGTGTGATTTACTTGCTATAAAAGAAGATGAAGTGTTAGCAGTCCAAACTACAAGCTATACAAACATATCCGCAAGAGTTAAAAAAATTGCTGATAGTGATACGATAGGGATAGTAAGAAAAGCTAATATAAAAGTGAACGTGCATGGATGGCGTAAGGTTGGCAGTCGTTGGGAGTGTAAAGTAATTGATGTATCATAAGGGAAAATATGGAAGCTAAAGGTAGAGATTATAATGTTAAAGGTCGTTTAGTTAATGTAGAAAAGATGCGTAGTTTAATTTTAGATATTTTAAACGATAAATCATTAACCATTGCAGAGCTATCTAAAGAAATGGGTATAGAACACAGAAAGGTTCAGTATATTGTATTGAACATGAAAAATTTAGGCATGTTAGATTCTACAAAACGTGAGCAACAGGGACAAAAGAAAATATACAAATATTTTAAGCCACAAACTAATTTATTACAATCAATATTACACCCTATGCCAGACTTTAGCGACAGGATTAAAAGCATTTATATTCACACAGAAGAGGAAGCTAATGCACATAGATAGGCTTAAACAGATTTTAGATGATTGGGCTAGATGGATGCACGCACCAAGCACAAAGCTAGGCTACCCAAGCAAGTCTTTGGGTATGATTAGCGGTGGTGAGTCTACTAGCGATGCTTTTGAAGACATGGTGTCAGAGATGGATTTAACCAATGTCAGAACAATTGATGCAATTATAAGCAGTTTGCCTAAACATCAGAAAGATGCAGTATACGCTAGATATTTAAAGACCTCTAAATACGATGACTATGAATACCAATTAGGGCTTGCTTTTGATAACATGCTATCTATGGCTTCAAGGCGTATAGTCGCTTGACACAAGCATTTAATTGTGGTATAATCACGCTATTGGAATAGTCTCGTCCATACTCTCCGCAATATATTTAAGCCCTTATAAATAAAAGGTTTTTTTTGGATAAAATATGAAGAAATTAGCAGGCAACAAAAAAGTCGCTAAAGTTATGAAAGAATTCAAAGCAGGCACTTTAAATAGCGGTAAAGATGGCAAGGTTGTTAAAAACCCTAAGCAAGCTATCGCAATTGCCTTATCACAAGCAAAGATGTCAAAACCTAAAAAGAAATAGTTTATTTTTTATTCATCTTATATCTTATAAGTGATTCAGCTTCCTTTTTAGTGTTAAGAAAATAATAGTTTTTAATTGCAGATTGATTGTAAAGAATTACATCATTTAAAAAGCTAGATAGTTTTTTATTGCTAAAGTTAGCAATAGTTCTGTTTTTAAAGTCTATAATATACATTTTAGTCTCCTTGATAGTCAATAGCGTTTTTAATAGAATATTCAATAAGATTATAAAGTTCCTCGCCATATTCAGTATTGCGAGTGCCATCTTTATTATCTGGGTCATGCTCAATACATTTTTTAGCAATGTCAAAATGGCTTACAATCTCAAAGTAAACCTCTTGGGTAATAGTGCATACTTGGTCTAAATCTAAAATATCTGTAGTCATAATGCCTCCTTATAAGTAACTCATAAAATTATTAGGTCTGAATGACATGGTATTGTCTAGCCATTCAGTATATAAATCTTCCGCCATGTTATAAGCCTCATTTTCTGTCATAGGCTCACAATCTACGAATGAGTAGATAAGGTTATGATTTATAAATAGCTCGAATTTTTTGGTTTCTGGTTCATAAGAATAAGTAAAGTCACTCATTATTTAATCTCCATTTTTAAAGTTAATTCTTTGTCTAGCATGAAATCGCCATTAGTGTCAAACCAAGTTCCACAAGATTGACAATGTATGCAATTTATACCTTGATTATAGACAAGTTCTCCATTTGTATCACATTCGGTGCATGATTCATTATCTAGTGAATAGGTATTCATTATTTAATCCTCCATTTTATAGATTTCATTAGTAATTTCGGATAGTCTATAACGCATGTCTTCTAAATACGAATTTATGGTTAAGTATCCGCTAGGGGTAAAGCCTCTATTGACGTCTTCTAAATTGATGTCAATAGCGTGTAAAACGTCTGTAATATAGTCTAAATCAGCTTGCATGATGTTCTCCTAGTCAAAAAATGTTTTCTGATAATCACGTTCTATTTCTTCATCGGTATAATTATTAAAACCTTTGAACCCATGAGACCATAAATATGTAAACTCTTGGGAATCCATGTTTTCAAGAGCCCAATCTGTCTCATATTTAATAAGTTTTTCTCTTTTTTCTTGAATTGTAGTCATAGTTTATTCTCCTGTATTAAATTGTGGGAATTGTTGATAAAGCATCGTCAGAGGTAAATAAAGCACCACCATCGTTGCCCTCATCGTCTGCACTTGCATAAATGTGAGTGCCATCGTCAAAGAAAATGACTAGAGGAGATTTATACCACCCAAGCATTTCCATTTCTTGCTCGGATAAATAATCACAATTAACGACCTTTTTACCTATTAAGAGTTTTTTTGCTAACGTTCCCCAATGCTTTTTATATTCTATTGTAGTCATTATGTATTCTCCATGTTTATAAAGTTTTTAGCTTGCTTCATAGACCGAAAATTATCTCCCCAAACGTCATAAGGGTCTCCATTTTCGTCTAGTTTCCAAACGTGATAATATTCTGTTTTCCCTGTAAAGCTATAACTGTTATTTATAAGATAATTGTTATATATAATTTGGTGCATGGTAAAAGTCTCCTTAAAGTATTAATCGGTCTATGCGGTTGCCACGTTTGTCAAATCTATAATTATTTATATCACAAAATTCAATAATTATATGTTCGTCTTCTTTGCTTAAATCGCAATAATAAGAATATCCGAAAGTGCCATCTTCCTTTTCGTATTCTTGCGGGTTAGCATCAAGCCAATAGATAACTTCTTTTTTTGCATCATTATCTAAATCTTGATATTGATAGGTGTTAATAGATACTGATAAAATCATTTTATAGTCTCCTTATAATTGATTTTTAATTTTAATTAAAGCGTTGATGATGTCAAGATTATTTTGTTTAAAAATATAATCTGATTCATCTATGGTCTTATGAAACTCTTTTAAATCTGATATATCATGATGTAATATATCGTATAGTGTCTTTTCCTCAAAGTCATTAAGTGTTATTTGGGTCATTAAGTATTCTCCTAAATATAATTATGGTCAATACTTATAGTCCATGAAATACAATCGTAATCATAAGCCGATTCGATAGCTTGACATATTTTGTCAATTTTATCGGTTTCAGCAAATAACAGGGTAAATTCTGTTATAGGCTCTTTAGTATCTTTATTGGTGTCATGCGGTAATGATTCATACGCTTTAAACGTGATATTAGCTAACATGGTTAATCTCCTTAGTTGGTAATTTGTCTTGAATACTTATAACTGATACTAATTTTTTATCACAATCGAATAGTTCTGAAAAGTTCCATGAATCAGGTCTAGAATATTCATGTTCATTATATTTAATGTCAAGTGTAATTATGACTCGTTTCATTGTATAGTCTCCTTAAGATATATAAAATTCTGATTCTTTACCATTGAGCGTTGTTTCATCTCTATGTGTTAAGCCTATGCACGATTGATTATGCTTACAACATATAAGATACCCATATTTGTCTTTTATAACATCATAACCATCATGAACCCAATGCACGTTATGACCTGATTCGATAGCCTGTTTTATCTCTGATAATTTCATGGTTGATTCTCCTTAGTAAGATAACATTAATAATAAAAACATATAAAAGTTTATAAAGCCTAGTAATAAGATTAAAAAGTTTTTAAATAAGTTATTCATAATTAAGCCTCTATATGTTGATGGTTAAAAACTTCTTTGGATAAGTCTATAAGCGTTTGAGCCTGATTAATTGTCAGTCCATTATGCTCTGCATATTTATCTATTGTCAAGTAGTTATTGACCCAGTTTAAATAAACATTAATAAGATGTTGCCTGTAATTTGTAAGCATGGTTATATCTCCTTATTATCATAATGTAGATTCTTTAAATCAGCTCTTGCAATGTCTCTAGCCTGTTTAATGGTGTAGTCATAGAACCTTTTTTTGTATCGTGTTGCACCTGTTATTTTATCGTTATAAGTTCCGTAGATTGTCATAGAACCATCATGATGTTTTTCTATGCCTCCATGTAGATAACATAAATCTGTTTGAATATTGGTATACATTTAAGTCTCCTTATAGTGTGTGTATATAGTTTAATTAAGTCTATTTAATTGTCAAGTCTTATTTAATCGTAGTTATAAAAGAGAATCAGTTAAAATCCCCCCTTATATTATCTATATACTAGATAAGATTATCAAAGTAAGATTGTTCTTTTTCTGTAGCAATAACTCCATCAAGCCATTTGTTTATATGTCTAGATGTTGTTTGGCTCCACTTGGTAGACGTTCTATAGTATTCACTATGACCTATTCGAACCGCTACAGGTGTTTTATAGCTGAATAAGATAATCATTCCATCTGTAATGACTTCATTTAGATTGGTTTGGATTGGGTTTAGATTCATTTTTATGACTCCTTAAGTTATGGTTATCAGATAATAACCCTTAAACACCCTAGTTAAAAGATGTTTAAAGATTTATCTGTTATTAGAATGTTAAAAAAAACATCATATTATTATTGTAATAATGTTTAATAATAGCTTTAGCGTCTTTTAGCGGTATATTAAAGACTGATACCAAAATATCAGGGGTTGCCTGTTGATTCATTTCATTACCTCTATTTAAAGTATTTAAAATTAAGTCTTTTTTATAAGTTGTTTGAATATCCATGCTAGTTCTCCTGTTATGTTGTCAAGTAATACAATGCCTATATTAAACTCATTAATAAACTTGTCAAGCATTATTTATAATTAAATTGTAACAAATTGTAACAAGATATATAAATACATATATATAGTATAGATAACTTAAAGACATCATAGAACCATATTGAGACGCACATAAACGCACGCTAACGCATTATTAAACAAGGGTTGATACTTACCCCTAACTAATTTATAAGGTAATAACATGGACGATATAACAACAGATAGCATTAATACTATAGAGACAGAGCCTGTTGAATCTGTAGAGATTGACAAGGAAGAGACAGGAAGAGGAAGACCCCCCCACCTTCCAAACGACACCACCCGAAATAAAGTTTATATATTAAGTACAGTAGGCACTAGGCACGAAGATATAGCCACAGTACTTTCCATCTCACACGATACGCTTGTCAAGTATTATAAAGAAGAGCTTGACAAAGGTCGTATTGAAGCCAACGCATCTGTAGCAGAGACTTTGTTTAAGCAAGCTAAAGAAGGCAACACCACAGCCATGATATTCTGGCTTAAGTCTAGAGCTAAATGGAAAGAATCTACACAGCATGAGATTAGTGGTAATGCTGATGGCACACCAATAGAAGTAAAGATTGTAACTGGAATAGATTAAACAAGCTAAAGCTCGTATAGATTAGACCCCCCCACCCCTTATTCTGTGTGATATGATTGCAACAGTTTTTTGAAACGCCAGTACCCAAATTTTTTATAGGAGCATGTTATGCCAATGGTCGGAAAAAAGAAATTTCCTTATACGGAAAAAGGTAAAAAAGCAGCAGAAACTTACGCTAGTGCAAAAGGTATGAAGATGCACGAGAAAACAGAATCTAAAAAAGAAAAAATGAAAGAATACGGAAAGACAGCTAAGAAGAAATGATTAAAAAGGGCAAGGAAACATTCTCAGGTTATAACAAACCTAAAGCTACTCCTAGCCATCCTACTAAATCACACGCTGTATTGGCTAAAGATGGTGACACAGAGAAACTTATACGCTTTGGTCAAAAGGGTGTGAGTGGTGACAAAACAGATACAGCAAGAGCCAAGTCTTTTAAAGCTAGGCATGGTAAAAACATAGCTAAAGGTAAGATGTCTGCCGCATATTGGGCTAACAAAGTAAAGTGGTAATTTATTAACTAGGAGGCGATGACCCTATATGGAGTCGCAAAACAAAACATTAGATACAGGTTATAGACCACGAGTCCCCCAAAAACTGATACACAATGCTGTAAAAGACAATAGATTTGTAGTAGTGGTAGCACACAGACGTATGGGTAAAACCGTATCTGCTATTAACCAACTTATACATAGTGCACTTACATGCACAAAAAAAGAACCTAGATACGCATATGTAGCTCCTACATATAATCAATCTAAACGTATTGCATGGGACTATCTTGTAAACTATACAAGACCTCTAGGTGCTAAAGTAAACATTGCTGAACTTCGTGTAGACTTTATGGGTAGACGTATCTCACTTTATGGTGCAGATAACCCTGACTCACTTCGTGGTATTTACCTTGATGGTGCAGTTATTGACGAAGTAGGTAACATCAATCCATCCGTCTTCAGTGACATCATCCGACCTGCGTTGACAGACCGACTAGGTTTCTGCGTTGCTATGGGTACGCCTAAGGGCAACAATCATTTTAGAGGTTTGCGAGATAGAGCCGCTGAAGGTAATGGATGGAAACTACTAGAGTTTAAATCTAGTGATACTAAAATTTTAAATGAACAAGAATTACAAGCTGCCCGCACAGAAATGGGTGAGGATAAGTTTATGCAGGAGTTTGAGTGTAACTTTAACTCTCCTGTAGAAGGCTCTTACTATTCTAAGATTATAAATGAAATAGAAGAAAAAGCACACATGACGGAAATACCTCGTGATGACTTGTGCCGTAACTACACAGCATGGGACTTAGGTATGTCTGACTCTACCGCTATCTGGGTAGCCCAACTTACAGGCAAAGAAATACGACTTATTGACTACATGGAAAATCATGGTCAAGGATTAGATTACTATGTGTCATGGCTTAAAGATAATGACTATGGACACTTTACACACATACTACCGCATGACGTAGAAGTAAGAGAATTAGGTACAGGCAAATCTCGTAGGGAGACTTTAGAAGATGCTGGTCTTAATATTGTTACTGCTCCTCGCCTTAATGTTGCTGATGGCATACAAGCAGTCAGACGAATAATTCCTAGATGTTGGTTTGACCCAAAAGCCAAACAAGGTCTAGATGCACTACGAAACTATCGTAGACACTATGATGAGAAAAGAGCTGTATTCCATGATAGACCATTACATGATTGGTCATCACATGCTGCTGACGCTTTTAGATACCTTGCAACAGGATTAGACGATAGCCCTGCTGAAGAGTGGAATAAACCGATTAACGTAAATACTAAATGGATAGTTTAATGGATGAAAATAAATTAAAGTCGATTATTGAATCTGAAATAGATAATGCCTTAGGGTTTATTGAAACAGATACTACAGACGAAAGACAAAAAGCACTAGAGTACTATCTTCGTGAGCCTTATGGCAATGAAATAGAAGGTAAATCACAAATTGTTACTGGAGAAGTAGCAGAAGTAGTAGACGGTGCACTCCCACAACTTATTCGTGTATTTACATCTTCTGATAACGTAGTTGAATTTCAACCAGTCAATGATGGTGATGAACCATTTTCTAAAC